AATCTGTAGCATTTGCTAACAGCTTGAATAACTTCTGCGGCTTCCTCTTGTAGGATAGCCATAACTTCGTATGTTTGTTCGTCCATATTATCTTTCTCTTGCAAATGGTTGAATGTATTGTCCAGCACTGGTAGTACTTGCTTTCAATGTATTAAAAACATTTTGCACACCTACTGCTTGATTCCATGCATCTTCTAGTGCGTGGTGTTTAAGTACTGGCGGACGATTGGGATTAATCCCAATATCAAACAGTGTGCGTGTACAACGTGCTTCCCAGAACTGCCACGGAACTGCTTTACCAATCTTACGAAAAACGTGTTCACAAATTACAATATCAAAACTTGCGCCATGTGACCATACACGTTTTGCGCCCCATGCAAATTTGTAGAGACGATTAAATGCTTCAGTAATTGGAATTCGATCGTGTTCCGAGAACGCTTCGTCTTGTGCTTCTTTACTTTGATTAGCCCACCATTCTACGGTGGCATCATTAGTTACAAGTCCAATCGCATCACACGAGTCAAGGTCTACTCTGCAATAAAATTTTTCACATTTTGGATATCGAACATCATCACCGAAAGGATCAAACTTTACTGCGCCTATCGTAAGAATGGCGGCATCCGGAGATGTCGCCAATGTCTCTAAGTCAATCATTAAATCTGTATTTGCCATGTAAGTTCTTTCTAAATAAGTAACTTACATTATAACAGAGTTAACTGCAAAGGTCAATACATTTTTTTAGGTAATGACTCTTTTTCTAACTGTTTTCGCCAACGAGCCTTAGCAGCCGATTTCTTACGCTTACGCTCAGTAGTTGGCTTTTCGTAAAACTCTTTTGATTGTAGAACTTTGAGCGTACCTAAGTCTTCAATCTTATTTTTAAAACGGCGTAGCGCACGGTTAACGTCCTCGCCTTCTTTTAGAACAATTACTGTCCCTTTGAATTTATTCATCTGATTCATTTGGTTCCTCTGATTCATCATCTTCGTCTTCTTTGTTAATAACTTCTAATATCCAGTCTAAGTTATATATCCTATTGCGACTGATCAACCCCCAAGGAGTGATTTCATCAGTTGTCAAATAGTGGGTGTTTGGTTGTGCTAGTAGGAAACTAACAAACTGTTTGGTTGTTGCATCACAATTGTCAATATCAATAATAATAAAGTCAGCTTGTTGGCTAACACTTAACATCCATTCGATATCAACTTCATCAGTGTCATACATGTAAACATTAATATCGTCCTCACATTGACTCAATAGTTGTTGAAACTGCATCTTAACCTTAGTGCTAGGTTTGATTAATAGGTAACCTGGATTAAGATTGAACAGTTTATCCGGCGGGGTAATTAAATTAATTTTTCCAAGGTTCATGTTTTCAGTTAGTTTGTAATACTTAGTTATCTCTATGCGTAATGCGTGTCCATAATGAGTTAGTGTTCTGTTCACTGTTCTGGACATAGGTTACTCTTTGAGCTTCTTGATCTGTTGATTTTGATCTTTGATTATGTAACTGCTCTTTTTTTTTGATTCTTCTAACGCTTTAATAGCATCTGGATCTGAATGGTCGGCATCAATCCATACATCGCCATTAAAAATAAAGTTACGATTAGCATCGTCAACAAACATTATACAACGGTCACCTTTTTCTGGATTGTTAGGCCACTCGGTCTTTTTAAGTTCTTCTTGGAGTTCAGGAATTAATTGGAATGTTGGGATTTTTAAACCTTCGTCAAGAATTTGTTCTGCAGTCTTTTCTTTAGCTACTTCTTCTTCGGCAGCTTCAATCATTTTGTTCCATTGGTCTAAAGGATCTCCTGCGTCTAGTTTAGCTACATCAGCCACACTAAGCTCGTTGAAGGTAATAGGAACCGATGATTCAGCAGGCGCATTAAAATCTAATTCCATTTGGATATCATTAAATGGTCCGTCAACCACATCACATTCTTTATTTGGACAGAACAGGCCAATACCCGGCGCATTTAATAATGTAGTACCGCACTTATAACATGGAATATCATCTTCTTTAGTTTCAATTTTTGTGACAGTAGTTTCCTCAACTATGTTGTCTCCACTCTCCGTAGTCAGGCTGTCACCCTCTGCTTTGCCAGTGGCAATTTCTTCATCTAATTGACGAGCACGTTCTCTACCGTTATCAAACCATTCTTTAACTTCTTTAAGCTCAGTTTCTTCATCTTCACGAGCCTTCCGGAACCACTGGAAACTGTATTGGCTTGCTAATAATAAGATAACAGCCAACGGATCAAAAACTGAAACAATAATAATGATAACCCATGTCACTGCTTTTTCTAATATATTAGCATCTGGGTTGTCGCCGTAAATAAAAGCGGCAATGTATTTGATTGGCCCTACTTCAGCTTCTACTTTGCGTACTTCTGCTCGAATAGGTGCGGCTTGGTCGTTAAGAGTAGCAATAAGTTTTTGGTTGGCTTCAATGTCTTTGGCCAACGCACTGCGATCACGAGACTGAGCTTTGCGTATTGAAACCGCTTTGTCGGCACCTTTTTCATCTTGACTGCGACCCATGACTTGGTCAACCGCCTCATCCATCTGTTTAAGTTGCTTGCGGTTGGCTTCAATATTTTCTTTGGCTGTTTTAATTTTTTCATCATACACCGATATCTTACTTTGTACGTCACCACTTACTAAACTCTGATCACTGTGGGCTTTACTTAGGAATCCAAAAATACCCATTGACGTTATAATCATTAAGACAGCAATGGCTGCGATTAAGTACGACCTAATAAAGATAGGGGCTCGAGACCAATTGAGTTTGAGCCATACTGTAGCAATAAGTTTGCTAACTTCTAATGCAACACCCATAACAATAATAGGCGTCACTGCGGCTGCAAAGATACTAACTAGTCCTGCAACTGAGTACCAAATAGCTACTGCAGATATTGTTAATCCACTCAGTAATGCGAGATATGCGATAAATTTATCGGCTAAAGTAATTTTCATAGACTAGTATTTATCGACAAAAGTCCAGGTATTTGTGTTATTATTATAACAGGCAGTATCTTCATAATTGTTAGCACGATCAATTGTACGAATCCAACTATGTATACGCCTACAAATAGTTCCACTGCCCGGCACGGTATATACAATACGTGCTGTACCGTGACTATTATTTCGATCGTTATACCATTCTACCTGTTCACCATTATCAAGATTATTTAATGCATGATATACTGCCTGTGTATGCAGGGCATTATCTGCTTTATCTAATCGTGATCCGTAAAAGATCGATATATTGTATGCAAGTGCCAACAGACCATCATTTTTGATACGATCACGGTTCATTGGTCCTGACCATGACTGTGCGTAACTATTGGAACATGCTAGGATGAGGAACAACTTCCCAAGTACCATTATATTTTTGACATGCATATCCAATCCTTTCAACAGGTCGACCATTAAGGTTCATAACATATTTGTATTCGCCACAGTCTCGTGCAATGCCAATCTTTTTAACAACCATTTGTTCAATAGGATCGTCATTACATTTAACGGTAGTCTCACTAGAGACAGTTTCTTTGTCCCTAGTTTTAATTTCTTGGCTAGTATAGCAGTATTGTCGTTGTGTAGTTTTAACAGGCGTACTAGAGCACCCTGTTAAAACAATTGGAACTGCTAATGCCAGTACTAGTAGTAGTTTCATTGCTTCTGCGCTTTGGCTTCGGCAATCAACTGATTGAACACTTCCTTAGGCATCTCAAGACGCACAAAGGTATAGTGACGACCTTGCATAGTAAACTGTGCAGTTTCTGTTCGCATGTGTTCACGGATAGTTGTGCTCTTAACCACATAGGAGATAGAAGTTTTTGTGGACTTCTTATCGTTAACAAAATCAATCCGTGTTTCGCTATTAACTTCTGAGTTAATACGTTTGGCAAAGTTGTTCATTGCAATAGCATACATCTGTTCTTCTGCGGCTTGTGCGTGAACTGACTCTCCTCCGCCGCAGGCATAGGCAAACTCTTTCTTCCACCAGAAGTAACCTTTAACACCTGCTTGTTGGCATTCTTGATACCAATCGGGCATAGCGTATTCTTTACGTTCTTCTACAGTCTTCATACCTGAACAGGCTGTAAGTGCCGCAACGATAGGGATTAAAATAAACTTTTTCATTTTGCCATTTCCTGTGAGTGTGTTTTAACTGTGTCTACGCCCTTGTCTAACATCTTAGCAATGCCGCTGAATCCAACAGTAGCTAAAACCAATCCAAAGACTGTGCCGATTACAAAGTTTCTCATATCTACCTTTCTGTGTGTGTTAAAATAAAAACCCTCTGTAGTATCTATTATACTATCAGAGGGTCTTAGTGTCAATGTCTTTTGGTTATTTAAAAATGATCAATGCCATCAACATTGCTTGAACAAAAAATCCAAAACCAATTGTAATAATGTTTAACAGATCTTTGGCAATCACAGATCGAACAAAGAATGTAAACAGACCCAGCCACATAAGTGCAATCATATCAACTGGGGGTAACTTTTCAGTTAGACCAGTAAGTATAGCGACCAATGTAGGAATAGTTGCCAAATGCACTAGAATGACACCAATCCAACCTAGCGTTTCTGCACTAAGATGTCCAATATTCTCAGTAAGACTATCTCGCATTTTTTTAAGGTTAACCAAATCTCTCAAATCAACTTTCATATTATCCTCTTATTTGTAAAATACATGACCGGCAATGGTTGCAACTCTTTCTCTATTCCATTTTGGATTGATGTGCGTAGCATGAAAATATAATGCATTTTTCAAACTAGGCAATCGAAATCCTTCTAATAGAACTTGTCGTGCTACCATTTCACTTTCACGAAACTGTGCTGTATTTTTTGGTTTAATTGCACTAGCAGTTTCACAGTACCAACTAAATTGACACAGTACCTTCTCATACACTACATTCTTTTGGTAAACTACTTTACAGATATCAGATGGAAATTGTCCACTTTCGCTTCTATTAATAGTAACTTGAGCTACTGCAACCTTGCCTTCAAATGGCTGATTGCCCGCTTCATAATAAATGTTTTTAGCTAAACAATCTAGTTGTTTGTTGCGTACTTCAGCAGTTATGGCAGTATTCGACATAACTAACTGTTTTTCTGGGTCTAGTTTATACTTGACCGCTTTGTATCCTATAAATCCAACTAGTGCTAGACCTAACAATACAAGTAAGATTTTAATGACTTTGATCATTGCTTCTCCTTTTTATGTTAATAAAGTACTTATCTACGCATTCTACTAATGTCAACAGCTTGTTCATCTGAAAAAACTGGTACTGCATTACTTTTATGCATGGTTGCAATACCTTTGACTTTAGTTCCTGTGTATATCTTTGCTGGCGCCAAGGTGGCGACACCATTATCCTGACCCAAACTTTTAATATGGGCAGTGCTTCTATTTTCGGGTATCTTAAGTGAGTAATTACCTGTCAGTGGCTCAGCTGACAATGCTCGCTTACGTTTCTTTTCGTCTGTTTCAATACCCCATCGCTTTTGGATTTCTTTCCAATCTTGATCCAATTGCTCTGCTTTACGTTTGGCTTCAGCCGAAGCAAATTTAACTTTGCCTTTTCGTTTGCCAGTGGTACTAAGCCACGGGCCTTCTAGGTGCATACTCAATTTTGACTCCAAAATAAACAAACAAGTACACAGTGTACGCTATATTTTGAGTTATGTCAATTAAAATGAGCTTGCAACCATTTCTAGTAGTTCTTCGTGTTCATACGATTCATAGTCCTCGTTGAACTCATATATAGCATCGTCAATGCCTTCCCAACCCTTAACGCCTAACATTTCAAATAACTCTTTTTTGGTTATAGGTTCATTACGCAAATGGCTAACCCATACTGATGTCATGATAATGCAGGCAAACACCGTTCTATCACTGTACACATCATTAGCTTCACACCACTGAATCGTACGTTCCATGTAGTATCGAATGTCTTCAATTCTATGCTCTAACTGAGCAATCCAATCTCGAGTTGCTTTTCTATCCCACACTTTTTTCATACCCTAAAACTTTCTCCACATCCGCATTTGTCACGTTCGTTTGGATTTGAAAATTCAAATCCTTCGTTGAGTCCATTACGGACCCAATTAACAACTAGACCATTCAAATACGGAAGTGCTTTTTCATCAACTAACACTACAAAATCTGGCTGAGCAAAATTGACTAATCCTATTTCAGGTTCGTACTTATCAACATATTCTAGTGTATAAGCAAGTCCACTACATCCCGTAGTCTTTACACCTAAACGTATGCCAACACCTCGCCCACGTTTAGACATGAGCTGTTTGATTTTCTTACTGGCTGTGTCGGATACGGTAATCATTTACGGCTGCTTTGATGGCATCCTCAGCCAATATGCTACAATGTATCTTAACTGGCGGTAGAGCAAGTTCTTCTGCAATTTCACTATTTTTAATAGATGATGCTTGATCAAGACTCATACCCTTTACCAACTCAGTAATAAGCGAACTACTAGCAATAGCACTACCGCACCCGTATGTTTTAAAACGTGCATCAGTAATAATACCATCTTCTACCTTGATCTGTAGTTTCATCACATCACCACACGCAGGGGCGCCAACCATGCCAGTCCCTACAGTAGGATCATCTTTTTCAAACGATCCTACGTTGCGGGGATTTTCGTAGTGATCGATGACTTTTTCTGAGTATGCCATTATTGTGTACAGGTCCTTTCACGATAGATTTGTCCATCGGGTTGTTGAATCTCTTTCCATTCAGTGCATACGGGTTGACGTTGTACATATACCGATTGTGGTTGTACATAAACAGGTTGTTGTTGGACGATCACGGGCTGTGATTCTCTAGCGATGACAGCACCTGCAATACCGCCAATGATCAACGGAGCCATCCAATTGCCACCGCCGTAGTACCCGCCGTGATGATGCCACTGTGCGTTGGCTGTACCTACAACTGCAAATAACGACAATGCTATTAATATCTTTTTCATAGTAGTCTCCTTAGGCTATACATATATAACGCCTTAGACTAATATTTAGTTTACTTTCCAGTAGATTCTTTACGTGCGTTCTTAACCGCAGTAACATCGTTACGAGTTTCTTTGCATAACTTGGCTAGATCTTGACAATGTTTACGAACACGGGTGCCGGCAGCGCCAACTTCCTTGTCATAAAACTTTTCGAAGTCTGCTTCCATAGCTTCTACGATTTTTGTGAACTCTTGATATTTGTTTGCTGACATAATAGTCTCCTTTTGTTATATTAGTTATTACCAGTGATGTAATGTGTTCGCAATAATGAAACAACACGTTATCACATGTATGATGACCCAGAAGGTCTTTAAGAACAACGCTATACGTGCTTCTCTTAAAGTAAGTATAGGTATGTTTGGACGATCTTCGTCTGTTTGACCCATTAAATGGCCGGTGGCTCTCGCCCAAACTCTCTCTAAACTGTTCATAGTGAACCTAATTCTTTCTCCAGCCATGCTTTACAGTCTGTCCAGTTACGATACATATGGGCACGCCCGCCTGCTTTTATCCATTCTTCGTTATTACTACGGCGATCATCAATAAGAATGTCTTCGGAGCTTTCACACCGCATCCATTTGTTATCACTGTATGGGCCAAAGAACACAGGTATATGTGGGAAGTGTAATCTTGCCCACCACACTTTATCAACAAATGCCCACGGCATATCGTTGTTGTGGGGTACTGCGGTTAAGAAGAACAGTTCTACGTCTGGGTGTTTATCAGTATATTCTGTAACCCAATTGACTAGATCTACTGCGCCTTCCTTTAATGGAAGTTTGCTGTACATACGCTGATCATCTTTGAGTCTGTTCCACACTGGCAAGGGCAGCATCTCACCTTCTTGCCATGCAGGTTCTTTAAGGTAGGCTCGGGCGTAACCCATCCAATCGGCGACGACATCATCCATATCTAAATAAATTTTCATTGATTAAGTTTGTTAGTTAGCGAATACAGTTGACGAACCAGAAGTTATAGAACCGGCATCAGCCGAATCTCCAACTCGAGCAATGGGTTTATTGTTGACAAACACATTTCCTGATCCTGCGTTGACAGCAGCGGCATGAGAAACTGAACAGTTTCTACCAGTTAATCGGTGAACTACTGTAGGATCACCTTGGCGCTCTACACCTAAGCCATTGGCAAACACATTACCCGAAGGACCTGTGAGAGTAGTCGATCCGTCACATCCGTGTCCGGTTGAAATTGAGTCTCCAATTCTTGCTATTGCTGGCATGAAAATATTTATGCTAATGCAATTCCGGTAGTTGATTCTAAAAATTGCTTTGCGAATTGTGCATCAGTTGCTTCGGCTACTGTAACCGTAGACTTCTGTAATTTAACATCAGTGCTAGGATTAACTGTAAACAAGTATGGCATTAAACCTGGACCGTTTTGTCCCATTCCAATTACCATAGGTCTTGATAGTTTGTAATAAACTGGACCATCTTCTACTAGCTTGGCAACAATTTCTTCACCGCTCGTAAGTTTAAGTGTAACTACTTCGCCTTCAGTAATGCCTTTATTGATTAACATTTTTAATTTCCTTATTAGTATCCGCTACCGTTGAATCCGGTTTCGTCGATGTATTTTCTTAATTCTGTGAACCCGCCAATTAATGATCCGCCAATTATAATTTGCGGAACTGTTCGAGCATTTGGTACTGCTTCTAACAATTCTTCTCGAGTGTAGCCATCTCCGATTTTACGCTCTTCAAATTTAACACCTTGTTGTGTTAATAATGTTTTAGCTTGATCGCAATAGGGGCAATGGTACTTTGACCATACAATAACTGGTATTGACATAATTTCTCCAATGATTTATTATAGCACAGGTAAGGCATCATAGTCAATACCTTCACCCATGACTCCGATGACATAATTAGTCGATTCGTTTTCTTGTAGTGCTGTTTGTTTCTTGCTGGTATCAGTGTGCTTGTTAAACCAAGGAATTGGGGTTGATTTTGGAGCCGACACTTGATATTTAACGCCAATTTGTTTGAGTGCATCTACTGCTGTGTAGTCAACAAAGTCACGTAGGATGTTTGCGTTGAGTCCAATAACTGGGCCCATCTTAAACAGGTAGTTGGCCCAATCTTTTTCCTCACGGATAACATCTGCATACATGGCATAGACTTCAGCTTCGCATTCTTGTTTGGCTCTAGCAAATCGAGGATCTTCTTTAACAACTTGATTAATCAAATA